CTTGTAGTTGTTGCCATTTTATTTACTTATTTGTTTAAAAATATTATTTAATACGTTATTTTTACCTTTTTGAGAGTAAAGGTTTAACTCTTTTTCACTTGTTTTGTTTTCTGGATTGTGATTGATTACCTCAACCTCGTCAGATGATAATTCAACAGAAACTTCTTCAACTTCTTTTACTTCTACTTTAGAAAGTTTTAATTCGTTGATTTCATTTCTTAATTTTTCAATTTCAGAGAAAAACATTTCTTCGCTAATTGACTTAACAATTTTTTTAGGCGATGTAGCTTCAGTAGACATTTCTTCTTCTACAACCTCTTCTTCTTGAACAGGTGCTTCTGCTTCTTCTTCTTCAGATTCAGCCTCTTTAATTTCTCCGATAATACCCTCTTCCTCGATAACGATTACCATACCGTCTTCTGTTTTGTATTCTCCAACTGGAACTGCAACTCTTTCTTCATCTGCAACGACAAAGATTTCTGCACCAGCCTCAAATACTTCAGCTTCAAATACTGCACCATTATCAAGTTTCATTTGCTCTAACTTCACTTCTATTCCAAGTAAAGTACGAACTTTGTTTAATGTTTGATTTGTGTTCATAATTATATAATTGATTTACAGATTAATTTTGCATTTTTACTAATTATTATTTTCTTCTTTTTTATAAATACTACCTATTCCTTGCTTCCAATATTCAGGCGCTTTGCATTTCTTTTCATCACAATGGTTAATAGTGTATGTGTTTTTACATTTACAATATTTAGCCCTCATTATTTAAGTTTTAATTCTAATAAAACATCTGTGAATAATTCTCTTTCAAAAGCAATAAATTCATTTTCGTTTATAAATGACCAAACGTCTGATATTTGAGTGTCTACCGCAGCAGGTAAACTTGATGTTAGTTGTTTATAATCTCCTAAAACTTTAAACCATTCTGTTGTGTTAACAAAGTCCGATGCAGAAGGAGCAGACAAAAAGTTTAATACTACGTTTGCAGAAAAAGAGCCATCTTTATTTACTGTAAAAACAATATTATCTAAACCTGTTGCCAATTTCATTCCTTGACTTGCTTCTATTGTAAAAATATTAGGCAATTGAAAGTTTAATCCTCTATGTGTTGTTAATCTCATTATTCTGATAGTATTTTAGTTAGTTCTTTTATTAATTTTTCATCTTCTGACAAATCCTCTTTAGCCTCTTCGCTTGGTCTTTCCATTTTATCAGCAAAATAACCTTCAATTGAAAAGCCTTTTACTCTACCAGTCTTTACATAGTCATTCCAAATCTCATCATTGTTTACTTTAACACTACCCATCCAAGTTCCAACAGGTACATCTAAACCATATAATGCAGTTTTATCTTTGGCTTTATCTTCTACAATCCAACTTTCAACTAATGTTAAACCTTGTAGTTGTTTATCGTGTTCTAATGTAGATTGCGATTGATTACCATTTTGTAAATACATTTGAGATGCTTTTAAGACAGTATCTTTTGAAAAGAATATATAATATTCATCTTCTCCATTTCTTCTGTATATAGGCTTCTTTGGTATTAATAAAGCACCCATTAACAAACGCTTCTCTTTGCTTATTTCAGCAAGTTTTATTTCTTGGTTATTTAGTGCTATAAAGTCTGATTCAATAGCAGGATTTTCCACAACAGAAATTGCTTCTACTCCTATTGCTTCATCTCCATCTAAAATAAGTTCAATCATTTTCATAATTATATAATATTTTTTTATTAATATTTTGTATTTTTAAATTGATGCACCTTCAACAATATTTCTATCCATACTTTGTGCGGTACTTACATCGTTCGCTACAACATATGCTTTAACAGGCTCTTTTGATTGACCTCCTATTGCATCAGCTAATTGATTAGTATCACTTGCACCAACTACATTAAATGCAGGTGGAATACTTGGAGCAGAGCCATTACTACCTTTAGATATACCACTAACGGCAGCACCACCACCACCTCCAGCATTTGGTGTTTTAACTGAAGTAATTTTTCTAACAGTTGCCATACCACTTGTAATTGCAGCACCTGCAGCAGCGAAACCTAAAGCTGGTCCAATAAAAGGTATTCCAGCTAAAGATTTATATGAGTCCGTTGCTGATTGATATGTGCTTATTGTTGCATTTGCTATTGCAGCAGCTTTACCAGCGGCACTTTCTTCACCTAAAATAGAAGTTAAATCAGATAACCCTTGTTGAACAATTTTTGTCTTTTCTTCAATAGTTAATTTTTCCCAATCAATTTCATTTTTAGATTTTTGTTCTGATAATTTATTTAAAGCATCTGTTTTAGCAGCCTCTAATCCTTCTGTTACTAAACCTTTTTCTTTTGCTAATGCTATTAATTTATCATAATGCTCTGTTGTTTTTTCAATCTCTAATAGTCTACGTTCTTCTTCTGTAACTGCTTCAGCATCTCTTATTTGTTCTTTTAAGTCTGCTAATTCTTTAGCTTTTTCATTTTCTTTATCTTGTTTTGCTTTTTTTCTTTCTTCATCTTCATTATCAAATTTTTCTTGTTGAATAGTAATAGCATTCTTTTGTGCTTCTCTTAAAGCTAAAACTTTTTCACTTTCTTTTCCGTAATATTTTTCAGCTAATTTTATTTTTTCATCATAATCAGCTTTTATTTTTCTTAACTCCTCTGTTCTTCTTTCATTCTCTGTATCTATTAATGCTTTTCTTATTTCTTCTAAATCATCCGAATTTTGTTTTTCTCTTTCTTTAGCTTTATCTTCATTTGCTTTTTTTCTATCTACTGCAGCTTTATCAATTTGTGCTAATTCCAAATCAATTGCACCTGTTAACTTTTTAGCTTCATTTATTTTATCTTGAATTTCTTTTTCTTTCTCTTTTGATTTTAATATTAAAGAATTAGCAGCTTTTTGCCCAAACAAAATTTTAACAAGTTCTTCTTCAGCTTTACGTTTACTTTCGTTTCCTTTTGCTAATTTTAATTGTGTTTGTAGATTTTCTAAATCTGCAATGTTTGTCTCACGTTTTATTAATAATTGCTTTTTATATTCAGCCGTTAGTTTTGCATTAAAACCATTTTTTAATTCCTCAATAGCTATTTGTTGTTTTAATAAATCTAATTGAATGGTTTGTGTTTTTAATTGTTCTTGTAAATTTTCCTCTTGTTTCTTTAATTCAGAATTTACACCACTTATTAATTCTTTAATATCATCCCAATAAGCAATAACTAACCCAAGAGAAACAACTAATGCTCCTATACCTGTAGCTATAAGTGCCTTTCTTGTACCCTTTAAAGAAAAGTTAAATAGCCTTGTACTTTCGTAAGCATTTTTAAATTGAGTAGCTAAACCTCCTGTTAATTGGTCTAATATAGCTATTGCACCACCATTAGTAGTAACTTCATCAATACTTTTTTTAGTTTTATCTGAAGCGTTAGAAACATCATTTACACTTGATTCTAAATTATCAAATTCATTTTTTAATGCCTTAACGTCTTTTACAGCCTTGTCCGTTTTAGCTTCTAAATCTATTACTATTTTTTCCATTCTATTTCTTGTTTTGTTCTTTTAAACACTTCTTTAAATGTATCAGGGAATTTGTTTTTTCCTTTTGCTAATTGAACAATCTCTGCTTTACAATCAGTTTCTTTTAATAACTCTAATATTGTTTTTATCATTACAAGTCGTTTAATAATTCTAATTCAGATTTTCCAGTTTCTAAATTTGTTGTTATTGAATTTATTTTATAACTATTACCATTTATTACAAACCTATCTGCTAAAGTGTAGTTAAGTAATATGCTCAATGGCAAATAAGCAGTTACTTTTGTTAATCTGTTTTTTTCACTAAAAACACTTAAAATATATTCTTCATAATAAACTTTAAATAAAGTATCTGTGAAATCTGGTCCTCTGGTGTATTCGTTATTTTCAACAGAAAAATTTATATTAACTTTACTTGTAGCTGGATTTAAAGATAAACTATTAGAGGGAATGTTATAACTCGTATAACTTGTTTCAACTGTTTCACTTATTCTAAAACTTATTGGAGTACCTCCAGTTTGTCTAATAGGATAAAACAATAAAGGCTTACCTAAATAACCATCTTGGTTGTCATCAACAAAAAAACCATATTGAATTGTTGTATCATTATTAGTATCAACATCAATTAACCTTTCATATTTTACTTTTGAAAAAGGAAGTTTGATATTGTATATTTCCCCATCTAATTCTTTTACACTCGTATAACTTTCTTTTGCCCAAGCCAAGCCTTTTAATTGCCCGTGTTGTTTAGCTAATATTGTTTCCGTATCTTCAAACTCTAAATTAATTTCTCTAAATGGTAAAGCTAAATTAACTGAACTACTATCAGAAACTATATATTTTGAAACATCATAATAACCTCCATCAGAATAAAAACTATCTAAAGTTTTAACTACAATTTTATTTGTAACTCTATCAACAAAAGCGGTTAAATTAAACATCTTAAATATTCCAGTAATAAAATCAATTACTTTCATATCTGGTATCTGTTGAGAAATATCAAATTTAAAAGTTGAAATATAATTAAAAGAACCGCTATAAGTACTTGAACTTGGCTCGGCTGGAGGTATCCTATAAGATATATCCCACTTAACTAAAGTAAAGTTTATATTTGATGCAGATTCTATATAAACAGTATATTCTGCATTTTCAATACCTGAAGGTAAAAAATTAGTTTCCGAGAATGTAGATGTTCTATCTCCACTATTATAAACTTGAATTCCATTTTTTCTTACAGAAACTCTATATATATCAGAAGTTGCAGGAGTTAATGTTAACTCGTATTCAGTTATATTAGATGGGCTTGTTAAAATATTTAATCTACTACCATCAGTCATAGAAGAATCTTCTCCAGTTCCATTAGAGAATCCATTAACTAAAGAACTTTGTATACCATCTAAATTTTCAACACTTCCTTTTTTTCTATGTAACCAAAGAAATAAATTATAATAAGGTGAATTGCTTGATGTGAAAAAGTCCTCGCTAAAAGTAATATTATATTTAACTTCAATAGCTTCTATTATTTTTGCAACTCTAATAGCGTATTTTAAATCAGACCACAATACTCCGTGATGATGCGTTCCTCCACCAT